GACCAGGTAGACGAATGGCATCAACTCGTAGGAACATCTAGTAAGGAACTTTCTGCTGCTGAGTATTTTCACGCCGCCGTGGGTAAGGACTTGGATAGGATAAGAAAGTACATATTCAAGGAGTTTTAGGTGATGATAGTAATAGCACCGGTGTGTTTTGAGTGCGTAAACTATATTGGCAGGCTTGCCGGTGAAGATGGCGAGTACGTCTGTGAGGCTTTTCCTAATGGAATCCCGGAAGACCTCATGCTCACAAGTGACCATAAGGAACCGTGGGAAGGCGATAATGGGATTCAGTTCGAAGCGTTTGAGTCAGTCGACTCGAAGTAAGAAAGGAGGGCATAGTAATGCCCAAGTCAGTAAAAGACGTCCTGAGTTTCCTCAAGAAGCGAGGAGTGGAAATCAGTGACGATGCCGCGGCCGCGGTGAACGTAGAGTTCGACGGGCAGATGCTCGCTTCCGAAGACAAGATAGTCAAGGAAGGTAACGTATCGGTTCCTCAAAAGGTCTATGAGGAGAAGACCGAAGACCTCTCCAAGTGGAAGGAGAAGGCACGGTCATTCGAGGACCGAGTGAAGGAACTGACAGCGGCACTCGACGCCGGAGACTCCGATAATGCCAAACTGGCAGAGAAGTACAAGAAGGAGTACGAGGCGGTAAAGCCCCTCGCTGAAAAGTATACCAATAGTCTCAAAACAGATTGGGACTCGGTAGCAGAGAAGATACCCGAGGAACTGAAGTCTTACTACCGCTTCGCGGCGGAAGGGAAGGAACTCTCCCAGGTAGACCTCGAGCATAACGTATCCAAGTTCAGCGAGCATGCTGACCTTGGTGTCCTCAAGTTTGAGGAAGGTGTGACGTTTGGTGTCAGGAAGATTCCGCCCACCGGTAAGAAACTTCAGATGAAACCCGAGGAAACAGAAGCCACGGGTTCCATGACCGACCGAATGGCAACAGGGTATACGAAATCTGGCGAGTCTCAGAAGAAGGAGTGAGTGACTCATGCCCCAGACTCTTGTAGAGTTTGCCAAGACAGTCTCCGACCCGGTAAGGAAGGGAATAATCGAGACGATATATCTCGAGGAACCCGTTTACCAGTACATTCCCTGGCGACCGGTCGCGGGTCTGGCACTACCCTACACATCCGAGTCGGCTCTGCCGGCGGTAGGGTTCAGAAAACTTAACGAAGCGTTCGCCGAGAGCGTAGGCGTCCTACAGAGGAACGTCGAAACCCTCAAGCCTTTCGGTGGGGATTCTGATACGGACAAGGTCCTGGTTGACGCCTATGGTAACCAGGAGAGAGCAGTAAGAGACCAGATGTTCGCCAAGTCGATGGCTATCAAGTTCCTTGCCTTCCTGTTCTACGGCAACTCGCCGGCGAGCAGGGCGGGAGTGGCTTACGATGACATCGACGGGTTCGATGGTCTACTCACCAGAATACAGGCGGCTCAGACCATCGACGGTGCGGCGACCGGTAAGACGGATGGTTCCTCGGTATTCGCAATCAGGTGGGGTGATGGTTATGTTCAGGGTCTCCATACACCCATCGGTGTAGATTCAAGGGACCTTGGCGAGCAGGATGCGAAGCCGGTCTACAGGACGAGAATCGACCATACCGCCGGGGTGGCGATTTACCACGGTAAGGCAGTTGCCTATATCAAGGACCTCGCCGCTGCCGGTACGCCTCTGACCTACGCCATGATGAACGAGTTGAGAGACCTCATCTCCGGAAACCCGTCGATGTACATCGCGTCCAAGAGAAGCCGTCGGCAGTTGCTGACCTCGGCTCTTACCGTCGGTGTAGAACTGGGCATCTCGCTTGACCGTCTCGGTCGTCCCATCGAAACATGGGGAGGCATCCCGTTCTTCACGACCGACGCTGTCATCGACACAGAGACCAACACCTAATAAGGAGGTGAGCAGATAATGAGCACGAAAGTATTCGATAGTGCGACTCTGATGTATGATGCGGCGGCGCATACGGTTTTCACTGTCGCGACCCACAACTCGGCTTCAGTCGACCTCAAGGCGGCTGACATCGACGAGTTCAACCCGGGCGAGATAATTGCGAAATGGCCCGGGCTCGATTCTGCTGGAGCGCTGACGCTTCAGTTGATAGTCGCAGATTCCGCCGACGATGCGACCTTCATCGTCATCTGGACGGGTCCCGCGGTTGCGTGGAGTCTCGCAGAGGCTCAGGCAGAGATGCTTGACTGGAGGTTCAAACTCCCCAGTCATGGTCTCCGTCGGTACGTCAGAATCAGTGTCATAATCGGCACTGCGGTCGCGAGTGCCGGACTTCTCACGGTAGGAGTCGTGAAGTAGTATGGTAATCAGGGGAGGGAGGCAGACTTGAAAAACTATCTAGCATCAGTCCTCCCTCCTCTCTGGAAAAAAGGAGAATGACATGACAGAGAAGTACGAAGGCTACATCATCGATACCGGAAACCGACAGCACTTCGGTGATGGTAAGGGTTGCCTGACCTTCAAGCGAGGGGTGGCGGTTCTCGACCTTGAGGCGTATGCTGAGAAGCGCTTCGACTGGGTAGAAACTATCAACACTGATACCTTCAAACAGGTCGCAGGTCTCCCGCTCAAGAACTACGCCGATTACTGGGATGACTTGGGTGCCAAGGTATCCAAGTGCTCCAAGTCCGAGGCGAAGGAAGTGCGGAAGGCTATCAATACAGGGAAGTCGGTTGTCCCTGAGAAGTTCCTCTCCGTACCCTGGGAAGAGGTGGCGGTAAAGGAAGAGGAGCCCACCAAGGAGCCCGACGACAACGAGGAGCCTGACGGTCCTGAAGAGCCGCTTGACGGCAAGACCAAGGCGCAGATGGAGAAGGAACTCGAGAAGGAGTAGTCATGGCAATAGGTGATTGGTCAGCGGCTATCCTATGCCTCGACAAAGACCTCGTCGAGTGGGAGTCCCAAGTTCTGGCTTGGGCTCGCAGTGAGGGGTCTTGCAAGAAATGGCGAGACAAAGCGAAGGAAGTAATAGAGCAGAAGTTGCGTCATGCCCTTCGGCAGGTGGAACTCGATACCGACGAGGACGACGTTCTCGACCTGATAGCAGACGTAACTCCGCTGAACCACTCAGCATGTTTTATGACCCTCCATCTTCTCGCCAATGACAAGAGCATAGGTTCAGGAGACCAGTGGTCGGTAAAGTCTGAGATGTACTACCGTAAGTTTCAGGATAACTGGCCTCAGGCTCTGGGACTCATCAGCATCGATGTAGATGAGAGTGGTACGCTCGAGGATGGGGAAAAATATAACGTGGGCGGCGTGACTTTTGTGAGAGGTTCGTAAATGCCATCGGGAATCTATATAAAGAGTGACGGCATAACACCCGCACTACACGACTGGGCGACGGGGCTTGTGAACCCCCGCAACATCATGTCAGTGTCTGGGGTGGTAAAGTCAGTCATCGTATCAAGGACTCTAAGCGGCGTGTCTTCCAAAGGAACTAAGTTCCCTGACTACTCGGCGGGATATAAACGATGGAAGACAGGGCAGGGGTACCCAGCAACACCGAACCTCTCACTTACAGGCGAGATGATGGGAGACATACAAATTAACATCATCAGTCCCACGTTCGCGGTTCTATTTTTCGGGAGTAGACTATCTGCGGCAAAGGCACATAAGCATCATACTGGCAAGTTCCCGTTCTTTGATGTGCAGAAGAAGGAGTACGCTAATCTTTATGCGGCACTCCTGGCAAACATTAAACGGCTCAAGGGTTACGGAGAAGTCTGATGGAAAAAGGAAAACGCAGAAAGATTCTGAACCTGGTCAAAGAGAAACTTGAGTCAAAGTTGTTCTTCGGAACAGTATTGCTTCAGGCTCCTTCTCAGGCAGTACCATCTGCAACCGGTCTCCCCTCGGTATTCATCTTCAGGGAAGACGAGTTGATGGAACGGTTGACCAATACAGAGAAGCGAAGCATGTTCGGGGTGGGCTTCGTTCTTTACGTTGAGGCGGATACGGACATCGAGTTGGTGAAGGCAGACGCGCAGGACGTTCTCGAGGATGCCCTCATAGAACTCCAGATTGACGCGGCGTTCACTGCCCTCGCAGTCCAGATACTGGTGCAGAGCGCCAGTTCGGGTCCCCTTGCTTTAGCACCGTTGGGGTTGGGAGCAGGAGTATTCCCTCCCTATGGGGCTATCAGAATATCAGCAGTGGTAATGTTCGACTATCAGGCAGTGACCTAGAAAGGAGCCAGTATAATGGCAGACGCGTTAGGTTTTTTGAGCAAGATGGGTATCAAGGTATCGGCGACATGGGACACAGCCTATGCGGCAGTCGACCTTGCCATTCCCTTCCTTAGTGAGACGCTCACCGCCGCCTACGAGAGGATTCAGAAGGAATCCCTTCTCGGATACGGAGGTCGTGAGGTATCAGAACAGGGGAATAGCGTAATTCAGGGAACTACGGAACATGAACTCGACTACAATAACTACGACCCTCTCTACAAGATGATACTAGGAGAAGAGTCTCCTGGCAACACCTTCAACGTAGTCAATGAGTTCTCGGAGTTTGCGTGGCTGGAGTTTGATAAGCAGACGAGTCGTCATCGGTTCGGGGCTTCCGTCGCACATAAACTCACTATCTCAGGTGCGAAGGGTGAGTTGGTGAAGGCTAAGGTAGAGTGGTTCAGCAAAACCTTTGACAACGCCGCTACCGCTTTCCCTGGCATCTCTCCCGCGACCGCGACGAGGGTCAGGTTCCAGGACCTGGTCTTCAGAATCGCCGACCAGGTAAACGCGCTCGCCGGTGGGGATGCGGTTGCAATCGAGTCGTTCGAGATAATGTTTGACCGCTCGATGAAACTGGACGACTACGTGAACAGTCAGACTCCCATCTCACCGGTTGAAGGAGACTTCCGGGCATGCGAGTTCTCGTTCAAACTCCCGCGCTATAACCTGGATACTCTCATCGACTGGAAAGAAGCCGACACACCGCTTCAGGCTGATTTCGTTTTCACCCGCGGCGGTGAGACGCTTACCATTCAGTTTACAGAGGTAAGAATCGTCGACGGGTTCAACTCGGAGATAGGCGGTTCGGCACCTCTGGTCGTAGAGGGAAAGTGTGAAGCATATCGTGGCGGTGCTCATGGGTTCATGTACGCCGGAAACGAAATGAAGATTATCGTAACCTAAGGGAAGGAGTAATCATGGCAGACGCGTTAGGTTTTCTCGCGAAAGCCGCTTTCAAGAAGGACCGAGGACTCTACGGAGCCGGTCCTGCGATTGCCTATCCTCAGGTTCCCGGCGCGGCGGACATGGCGGCGACTCACATGGTACCGTTCTCCGAGGAATCAATAGTCAAAGCAATCGAACGTTCAGAGGATGCGGCGCTGGTCGGGTCTGGTCGGGCTGAGGCGACAGCAATCATCCTTGAGGCTGTCTCAGGCGGAGTAGGAGGAAGTCTCCGCTGGCAGGGATGGGAGAGGTTACTGGCAATCGGCATGGGGTTCGAGTTCCCCTGTCCTACCAACGGTTCACCCAAGCAGTTGGGTGCGACAACCGCTCGCGCGCATCTACTTGAACTCGACAACTCTCTCCAGGACCAGGCGTGGTCAGCGGCAGAGATAGGAGCCTATACTCCTCCCTCTGCTAATGACCGAAAGGTCAGGCGAGGGCAGATGGGTTTTGCTAAGCAGACCAATGACTGGGTATGGAACTCGGTGATGGTGAACAAAATCACTATTACGGGAGACTCTCAGGGTATCAAGGTATCCTTCGAACTCGTCGGGTATGACCGGGTCAAAGGAAGTTATAACTCGGCGAACTGGACCCTTCCCGCGGGCTCAACGGCTCAGGCTTTGTTCCAGCAGGCAGTAATCAGACTGGGAGCCAGAGCAGGAGGAGCCGGTTCTCTGACAACTTTCTCGCCATCATCGTTCGAGTTGATTATCGACAACAAACTCAAGGGTGATGATGTATCGACGGAGACAGCACCGTTCATCGAGCAACCAGTACGAGACGGGTTCAGGGATGTGTCGCTGAAGTTAGAGTTCCCGAGACTCAATACCACCAGTGAGTCTATCATCGTCATGATAGATGCCGAACTCGAGTTAGCGGGTAGCATCATTCTCACAGGTCCTGAGATAGGTGCCACGGGATACTATCACACGTGGGAGTTCTATATGTCTTCCCTTCGCGGCAAGACTCCCGAGGCTCCCATAGGTGGTGCAGGACCTATCACGGCGAAGTATGAGTTCGAGGCACATCGTCCTCAGACGACTGATATTTTTGCCGCAGGAAGTTATCGCGCCATTACACCGGTGAAAGATTCTGAACTTGTCGTTGTCGTTCAGAACTCTTTTGTCACTAACTATCTCCTCGAAACGTAGGGGGTGAGTGATGGGTTTCTGGGATACCTACGGCATTACGCCTGAGAACATGAACCTACTGGGTCCCCTCGTTGACGGAATAGTTGGGACCAACGGAGAATACCAGGACCTCTATGAGGCGATGGTTGACCCCGCTGGTCCCCTGTGGAAAAAGGTAATCGTTACCACGGGCTGTACGATGAGTCAAGATGTGACTTTGACCTCAGGGTACGCCGGCGGATGTATCGTGTCACCAGGAGGGGTTATCAACATCGGTGCTAAAAAACTCACCATTGGTTGTGATGACTTCATGCTGAGAAACGTGGCAATCGGCAGTACCACTGGAGACAGTCTGGTATTAACTGAGGATAGAACCTATCTCCACAACGTTAGTATCCTCAGTTCAGGTGGCATTGGTATTAAAATCGAAGTATCGGGAGGAGGTGGAAATCATAGGATAGAACAGTGTCTCATTTATAACTCGGCGGGTGATGGTGTAGAGATAGCAAACCCGTCATGGGTAACCATGATTGGTTGTCGTATTCAGGCAAACGGAGGTTATGGGGTAGATGATAATAACGCAAGTACTACCTTTACCATATTTGTTGCCAACATCATCACGGGCAATTCGAGCGGTCAATTGGATTCGGTCTCGACTCTGGTAGCCGCAAACAAGACAAGTTAGACGGAGGTAAAAAAGTGGGCGGAATAAAACTCGTAAAAGAAAGTGAACGACTGGTATTAGATGGAGACGGGTTCAAGATTTTCTACCGTCGCGTTCCATCTCCAGTAAGAGGAGACATCACACGTAGGGCTACCCCACGACGTGGTGGTGACCCTGACTGGACAAAGGTCTCCCGTCAGATGCTGACCTACGCCATCCTTGATTGGGAGGGTGTATTCGATGACGATAACCAGGCGGTTCCTTACTCGCCTGAGTTGGCGGAGAATCTCCCCGAGGAGATTCAGGTCGAACTCCTCGAGAAGGTGGGTCAGAATATTGACCGGGTGCAGGCTGAGTCAAAAAACTCAGGGACTACGTCCGACAGCAACACATAAACAAAGGTATGACGTGCAAGAAATGTCGAGAACTACACGAAGAAGCAGACGCGGAGCCCAAGTGCGACGATACCGGGGTCAGGTGCGAGTTGATGGAAGTAGAACTCATACCGGCGAACTGGTTGGCTTGGGACCTGTTTTGGACTGCTCGTCAGGAGTCGGGCGTAGGAAACTTGCTACTCAGTCTTCAGACAATCTTACTTACCGAAGAGGAAGCCTCGGATACAGCGGACAAGGTGAGATGTCTGTCGAGCGAAATCATGGAGATAGAGGCAAGGCAAGCCGAAGAGGAGAGGCGTAATAATGCAAGGACTTCACCTAGGCGTTAGGCTCGATGCCGCAGGGGCATTAGCCACTGTTAAACTTCTACAGGGCAGTTACGGAAGATTTGTTTCTTCCGTAAAGGCTAGTGGTGCTACTACTGCCGCTGGGTTCAGTCGAATCAACAAAGGCGTGAACGGTCTTCTCGCACCTCTCCGTATGCTTCCTATGATAGGAGGTATTGCCTTAGGTGCTCTTGCAGCCGCCGCCGTTGTGGTCGGGGCGAAGTTCGAACAGAGTATGGCGAACGTCGCCTCGGTCGCAGGGGCTACCGGCGAAGAATTACAGCGACTCTCCGACGTCGCTAGAAGTTGGGGTAAACAGACTGCCTTCTCCGCATCTCAAGGAGCGGAGGCGATGTATTCTCTCGCGTCAGCCGGTCAGACAGTGGTTCAGATAGAGCAGTCGGTCGGAGGTGTTCTACTTCTCGCGGGAGCGGCGGCGACCAATCTTGGACAGGCGGCTGAAATGACGGTTCAGACTCTGAAGATGTTTGGACTTGAGGCTAACCAGACCAACAGGGTCGTCAACACCTTTGCCGCTGGAATCTCTGCGTCGATGCTCACCGCTGAGAGACTTCACGAGGCGATGAGTCAGGTCGGAACCACCGCCTCTGCAATGGGAATGCAACTCGAGGAGACGGTCGCAACTCTTGGTCTTCTACACAACGCAGGCATGATAGCCTCAACTGCAGGAACCCGACTCAAGAATGTGCTCTCGCGGCTCGCCTCCCCGAACAGCAAACTGGAAGAGTTACTTGGGAAGACAGCCTTTACCGGGGAGAACCTCGGAGAGGTTATGGATGCCCTAGCCGACTCGAGTGCAACCGCCGGTGATATATTCAAGGCATTCGGTCGCATCGCCGCCCCTGCCGCCCTCGCTATGATGAAGATGGGAAGCGAGGAGATGGCAAATATGACCAACAAGGTTACGGGCACAACCAAGGCGATGGAGATGTATAAGGTTCAGATGGCTACGGTCAACAGTCAGTTCAAGATTATGAAGTCGGCGGCTGAGGAGACCTTCATCGCGACCTTCATGGCAGTGAGAGATTCACTGGACGGTTTGATTCAGGCGCTGATATCTGGAATCAACAAAAGCAGACCCTACATCGTTGGAGCCGCTCAGTGGTTGGTCGAATGGGTAGCCGCACATAAGGATATTATCAAAACAAGCGGGAAGGTAGCAGCGGCATTGCTGGCGGTATTCGTAGGATTCAAACTCATTGGCATCGCAGTTGCGATTATCAAACCGACGATAGACATCGTGATGGGTTCACTGTTGGTCATGAAAGGAGTGTTCCTTGGTCTAAAGGCAGTATGGGTGGCTGGCTGGGCTTTGATGCACATCATCGCCTCTGGACCGTGGGGTATCCTTCTGGGTATAGCCATCGCCGCGTTAGTAGGAA